CCACAAGCACCACCAGCAGGGTTGGAAGGTCTTCCACCTGAGGTTTTACAGCAGTTGTTAGGTCAATAACAATCAACGATGTAATAAAAAATATTACTATATAGGGGATAATAATTCCCGAGGAACAACCTAGAAGGACGGACTCCTATGTCAGATGAAAATATTGCTAGTGCAGTTGACGAGGTCGTGACCCCCGATGAGGGACAGGTCACAGAATCGGCAGAGGTACAAGCAGAAACTCCAGAGCAAGAACTAGACATTTTTGACTACACAGAGGTAGGCGACAAGTTCGTCAAACTCCAAGTAGATGGTCAAGAAGTAGTAGTTCCCGTTAAGGAGGCTCTTGCTGGATACCAGCGTCAAGCGGATTATACCCGTAAGACACAGGAACTCAGCGAGCAAAGAAAACAGATTGAGTATGCGTCGGCGTTACAGGAAGCCCTGCAAAACGACCCGCAAAGCACAATTCGTTTGCTTCAAGAACAGTATGGACAAGTTGCAGAACCTGAAGAGGAAGATCTGTATGTTGACCCAACTGAGAAGCATTTAAAAGAATTAGAAAAGCGTTTGATGTCTTTTGAACAACAAAGGGCAATGGACGAACTGACTAAGACAATTGATTCTTTGCAGAGTAAGTATGGTGACGATTTCAACGCAGATGAAGTAGTCGCTAAGGCACTCGCTACGGGAGCCACCGATCTAGAAGCAGTCTTTAAACAGGTTGCTTTTGACAAGGTGTATTCCAAGGCATCTGAAGCCAACAAGAAGTTGGCGGCAGAACAAGAGCGTCTTAACGCAAAACGAGGCGCATCCATTGTGTCAAGTGCTTCTACATCTAAGACGACATCGGGACCAAGTTCTGCTCAACCCAAAACCGTATTTGAAGCATTTGAAGCCGCTAAAAAGGCTTTGGGTGTTTAAAACCCACTAACTACACAGGAGAATATCATGGCTGGAAACCCAGACTTTAATGCAATACTTTCTACCACCCTTCAGAACTATCAGCCAACGCTGGTAGACAACATCTTCAAGGACCTTGTCCTTTTGGAACACCTCAACTCAAAAGGTCGTGTCCAAGTTGAAGAGGGTGGCACATCAATCGTTGAGCCTTTGCTCTACGCTGTCAACAACACTGTTGGCTCGTACAGTGGCTACGACACCATTGATCTAACCCCACAGGACGGCATCTCGGCTGCTAACTACAACTGGAAGCAAATGGCTGCTTCTATTGCTATTAGCGGTATTGAAGAAGCACAGAACCGTGGAACTGAAGCAATTATCAAGTTGCTTAACGCCAAGATTCAGCAGGCAGAAATGTCAATCAAGTCAAGCCTTAACACCATGCTTTACAGCGATGGCACGGGCAACGGTGGCAAGGACTTTAACGGTCTTGGCAACATCGTTGCAACCGCTAACAACACTGTTGGTGGCATTGACGCTTCGGCAAACACTTGGTGGAACCCATATCAGGACACTTCGGCATCAACCCTGTCACTAGTTGACATGGGCAAGGTGTACAACAACGCTTCAAAGGGTTCTGATGTTCCAGACATTATCGTCACCAACGAAGACTTGTTCTCAAAGTACGAGTCGTTGTTGACACAAAATGTCCGTTATCAGGATGTTGCGAAAGCCAACGCAGGCTTCCAAAACTTGATGTTCAAGCAAACCCCTGTGGTTTATGACCTTGCATTGGCTGCTGATACTTCAGCCGCTCCAATGTACTTCTTGAACACCAAGTACCTCAAGTTGGTTGGTATGAACGGTCACTGGTTTAACACCACAGACTTCCAGAGTGGCACTGTAGCGGGCGTTGATGCTCGTTATGCGCTGATCATGGCGTTTGGTGAACTTGTTTGTTCAAACCGTTCGCGTCAAGGATATTTGACCGCTAACGCATAATCAGTTTCGGCTGATTTCATAAATTTAGTCAGCGTCGGTACTTGCCTTCCTTCAGGTAATGTATCGGCGCTGGCTATTTTTGTTTATTTCAGGTAATGAAAACGATATATAGTAGGGAATCATTCCGATTCCTCCCAAACATGGTTTGGTAATCTGCCGAAAGGCAAGGAGTAAGTACAATCATGGCAACAGATAACAGGTTCGTTGTAGAGCGCACTAATGTGCTCGCAAGCGATGTAACACTGGGCGTTTCATACGCCGCAGTTGATGATGGCGACTTTGGTTGGTATGGAATCGCAGGTCAAACCTACGAATTCAATGCCCGCATCGCCTACTCAGCAGCAGCAGCAACTGACGGAGCAGCGTTTTCAATCACTGCTGGTGCAACCCCAACAGCCGTTGCATTCGTTTCCGAATACAACACAGATTCAACAACGGTCGTTCGTACGGCTTGTGTCGCAGTTAACACCCCAGACCACGGTTCTGCTTCGGTAGCAATCGGAACTGGTTTGAACCAAGCATTCCTCCATGGTGTAATTACGCCATCGGCGGACGGCTTCATCGCAGTTAGTGGTATTGCAGAAAACGCATCATCCATTATTGCTAAGGGTGGTCTTTCGGTTCTGACATGGAAGCGCATTGACTTCCCATCAGCACCGTAATTAAATAACAAATCTTAACCAACCGTGCCATTACTCCATTTGGTGGCACGGTTGGTTTTGTTCTGAACGAAGGAGTTTTATGAACAAGCAATCAGTTTATGTTTCACAGATGCCAGCGGGTTGTGAGCGGGCAGGTGCGGCGCGTGGTACGGAACAAGCAATGTTGATGCCAGCACACATTATGTCTGGCACAGAGTTGGCTCCTCCTAGCGGTATCGCATACGGTCACAGGAACCAATGCACAGGTTTTAATAAGCATGGTGAACAATGCCAAGGGAACAAGATTGCTGGTGAAGAAATCTGTTTAGCGCATGTTCGTCAAAGAACTAAAAGAGAAGAAGATGTCGCAAAAAAAGTTGTTAAAGAAGTGATCACCACATCGGAATAGGAATGTAAATGCCAGCACCAGCGTCAACGCTTACTACGGGTCTTAATTCCTATTACCTTTTGCAACTTATTGAGAACTTGTCACAATTACAAATTGGCTACGATCAAAACACTGACGACATTGATCAAGACCTTGTTTTGCAGTTCATCAAAGAGGGCTATCAACGAATAGTTTCCCTTGATGGTCGCTATCCGTGGTTTCAAGCAACATACCAATTTGTTACTTTGCCTTCAATTAGAACATATGATGACGCATTTTCTTTAACAGCAACATGGTCACCGTATGTTCCTGTAGCACCAAACCCTAACGCGTTGAATTTGACAATTAGCAACATTAGAGAAGTTATTAGCGTCACAAACAACACAAACGCTGGCAACGAATGCATATACATTGACCAATTCAAGGCTGAAAGCACATGGGTTGGTACCAACGATCAACCAGACATTCCTGCATATTGGTCTTTGTGGGGCAACCAAATCAATCTCTGGCCGAAACCGAACGATACTGAATATCAGATAACGATTCGTGGTTACCGTAACCCAAGTCTTACTTGGTTGACTGATTCTTCTAACTCATCTTCTACTGACTATGTGGATCTTGATCCTGAGTTCCACATGATGCTTGTGAACTTTACGCTTGCCCGTATTTTCCAATTCCAAGAAGACCCTGAGATGGCTTCTGTTTACATGAACCATTACAACTCGGGTGTAACTATTGCTAAAGCCAATTTGACTGCACCTAACTCTAATCAGCCGTTGATTATGAGCGGAGGGTTCCAACTTAACGGTGCTGCTAACACTACTTATGGTTACGGTTATGGGCAGGCAGGGATTTTGGTTCAGCCGGGTAGTCCTTCGCCTATTGGTAGAATGTATTAATCAATGGCGGCTATTGATGTTAAGCAGATTTTTGATTTTACTGGTGGCATAAACTTTCGTGCTGATCAGTTTCAATTAAAAGAAAACGAATCCCCTGGGATGCTCAATGTTGAAATTGACCCTCGTGGTGGTGTGTTTAGCCGTGCGGGTTATCAAACAAAACATACAACTGCTGTAGTTTCGTCGGGTTCTGTTTGGAAACCTAAGGGATTGTTTAACTATCAGTATCCGAGCGCCCCACAAATTTTGTTGACAACGGGTTTGAGCGGTGCTACTGACGGCAAAATTTATCGTTCAACGGGCGGTAACTTCACCAAAATTACTGCTGATGCTTTCAACGATGTAAATGTTAAAAGTACCAACGGTGCTTCTATTACACAATGGGAAGACAGCGTTTATTTCGCTATTGGCAAAACTGCAACATATATGTACAGTTGGACTGCTGGTGATACTTATGCCACACAGTTGACTGCTTCAGGTCCGACTTGGCAACCATATGAGATTCCTGCTTTAACCCCGTATATGCCTAGGGCTGAACTTGTTTTGGCTCACGCAAACAAATTGTTTGTAGCAAACACTTACGAAGACGGAACTTCTTACCCAAACCGTTTGCGTTGGTCGCATGAGAATTTGCCGGGTTCGTGGTATCAGCAGGACTATATTGACATTATTGCTGGCGGTGAAGGTATCCGTGGAATCCAAATAGTTGACGGTCAGTTACTTATTTTTAAACCTAAAGCAATATATTTGTTGATGGGTTATGACGCTGATTCTTTTCAGTTAGTTGAATTGTCAAAGGTGTTGGGGATTGATTACCCTCAACAGGCTGTTGCAGGTAGTGGTGGCGTCTACTTCTTTGATTACCCTAACGGTCTATATTTTTATGATCGCAACGGCATTCAAGACATTTTTGAGCGTATTCGCCCAATTATTTTGAACAACGAAGTTAACTCGTCATACACTTTTGATATTACTTTGTCGTTTGTTCGTAACCGTTTATGGGTTTCTATGCCTTACGCGCCTTCAAGCCAATCTACCCCACCTGAGTATCCGAGTGTCAATTTTATTTTTGATCCAACGATTGGTGCCCGTGGTTCGTACACCATGTTTCAAACCGCTGAATGGTTTGACCCGTTGATTGCTTCACCAGACGATGACCTTATTGGTGGTTTTGGTTTGGTGTGTGGTGTTGATTGGCGTGACGCTAACGATGATCCGTTTTATTTGATGGTTTCTCCGTATGAGGACTATGCGTATGTGATGTATGTTGACGACTATACAAACACTTTGGATGATTTCCCTGCCACTTTTAACGGCAAATATCAAACCAACTATTTGACAGCATGGTTTGATGACAACCGTTATGTGCAACTTAAATCGTTTATTCGCCCATATTTTGTGTTGAAAGAAGTTTCTCAACCAACGGTGATTCGTTTGGGTATCTACAAAAACTATGATGAAACCACACAATCGGGTGGTACAAAAACTATTTCGTTGACACCTCTAATTTCGGGTGCTACTTATTCAACGACAGGTTCTGGTGGTGTGTACGGGACAGCGATTTACGGTGTGAATACTGTTGGTTCCGCAATCAAACGAAAAGGTATAGCCCCGCTTGGTAGAGGATATGCGGTGCAACTTAAGTTTATGGGACCTGATCAAACAACAGATTCCGTGGCTAGTCCCGGCAGGAAATGGGGATTGAATAGTATCGGTTATAAATTCAAACGCAGAAAAATCAGAGGAACCTAATCATGGCAACAGTATCTATCCCTTATTCCTTTAGCAACGGTGCGGCAATTGTCGCATCGGAACATAACGCTAACTGGGATTCTATTTCGGCGTTCGTTAACGCTTTGTCGGCAGGTAACAACTTTGATACTGGTGCTATTGCTTCAGCGGATATTGCTGATGGTTCTATCACTACAGCAAAACTTGCTACTTCGTTGACTTTGACAACGCCTGCTCTTGGTGTGGCTACGGCTACAAGTTTGAATGTTTCAGGTAACATCGTTTATCACACAGGTACTTCAGCACAAACAGCAACATACACTTTGACATTGACAGATGACTCAAAGATCGTTGAAATTTCTAACGCAAGTGCAGTGAACTTGAATGTTCCTTTGAACTCAACTATTGCTTTCCCAATTGGTACTTCAATTACAGTTCTGCAAACAGGTGCAGGTCAAATCACTGTCGTTCCTGTTAGTGGTGTGACTATCAACGCAACTCCTGGCTTGAAGATACGCACACAATGGTCTGCTGCGACACTGCTTAAACGAGCAGAAAACACTTGGGTTCTCCTTGGAGACTTGAGCGCTTAATGCCGTTATTTATTGGAGCGCTTGATTCTGGCGGAGACCAGCCAACAGCACCGGGTACGCCTACGGCTGTAGCGGGTAATGGTTTGGCTACTGTTTCGTTTGCGGCTTCATCGTATATTGGAAAAGGTACTTCGGTTGTTTACACGGTTACATCTAATCCTCAAGGGTTAACAACAACAGGTGTGTCGCCTATTGATTTTACGGGTTTAACCAACGGTACTGCATATACTTTTACTGTTACTGCTACTACGCCGTATGGTGTTGTATCAGCCCCAAGTGCTGCTTCTAACTCTGTGACTCCTGCGGCTCCGCCTCCTCCGCCTCCTCCGCCACCACCACCGCCTCCCGCACCAGGTCCGCCACCACCGCCACCAGACCCGTGTGCTGGTTGCCCTGCTGCTGGACAGTTGCTCAGTACTTATTGCAGTGGCACAACTCTTGTTGGTGTTTACACAAACGGTTGTTGTGGAACTACCGATTCCATTATTGAGTACAACAGTGGTAGTTGTGGGTATGTTCCACCACCACCACCAATACCGGGTTGTTCTGCTTGCGTATACACCGTTACGGGTCAATCATCTATCCCGTGCGGATGTTTTGAAATCCGTTTCATTTTGAAACAGTGGTATATTACAAGAACTTTCTATTCAACAAGTTGCACGCCTGTTCCATGCTCTCCATGTGTATGTCCGCAATCTTCTGACGGTCCGTGTAACCCAAGTAATACCAACTGTTAACCACATCAATGAAGGATGATTATGAGTAACCCATTTGAAAACCCTGAAGAATTCGTAGGCAAACACGCATATTTTGCGTTTGTTGTAGACAACGAAGTAACACACTTACATACCGTTGATAAACAACTTGAAATGATCATTGCGTCTATGTCTTCGGATCCTAAGGTGATTCTTTTGTCTGAAGATGATGCTTTAAAAGTTAAAGGCGGATGGTATTTTAACGGTACCGAATTTGTTGAAACACTATAAATATGTCTGCTTGGAAAGAATATAAGCAAAAATTAGGTACCACTCGTCCGTGGGATGTGTTGAATCCGAACACGGAGTTTGCTGACGATGAGAAGCAAAGTACTAGGATGACGATTTGTCGTAATTGTCCTGAATACATTAAGTTGACTAGCCAATGCAAACAGTGTGGTTGTGTTATGAAGGTTAAAACTAAACTTCTTTATGCGTCTTGTCCGTTGGGTCATTGGTGATGTTTGATTTTTCTGATGTGTCCACACCCGAATATCAGTCTTTTGTAAGATTTGTTGACATTGAGACTAATGTTCCACGCAACTTCACCGACATAGACCCAAACCTATTTCCGTACAGTTTCAAAAAACAAGTAGGCGAATTCCGTAGTTTCCACCAAGAAGACCTGTTAACCAAAGAAGAATGCGACTACCTCATATGGTTAGCCGAATCCAAAGATGAATGGTTAGAAGAAACACTTCCTTTTTGGAAGGGACGCAACATCCCGTTTTTATCCATGCTTCCGTCTAGACCGTGGGCTACAGAAGAAACCAAACCGTTATGCATAGACATCGTTAAACGGATACAACAATTCATTACCAAATCCTTCGGGGTGGACGCCTACCCTGATCAGATAGGTCTTGTCCGTTGGCTACCTGACAGTTGGCAGATGGTTCACAAAGACGATGTTGACGGTCTTGACCGTGTCGCAGGATGCGTCGTTTTCTTGAACGACGATTACGACGGCGGAGAACCGTTTTACCCGTATTATGGCAGAATGGTTATCCCAAAAACAGGGATGATTTACGCCCATTCTTCGGACGAAGATCACCTTCATGGGGTGACCCAAATTAAGAACAAAACCCGCTACACCATTTC